AGAAATGCGTGACCGATTTTTAGGGGGGTAAGAATGGCTAAATTTAATAAATATATATTTAAAGTTTGTATAGCTATATCTATACTGTTTAATGTGATACTATTAGGTAGCTTAAATCAAACTTTCTCTGCTCGTAATTATATTTGGAAGAAAAAATCAAAAAGGAACTTTGTTTATATAATAGATTTAATTTTAGGTAAGGATCACTGTATGGACAGTTGGATAAAGTGGACAATAATGAAAGGAAAATTAGAGAGCTATGACCAGACTACCAAGATATACACAGAAAAGATTACTCGCAAGTGGGATTACTAGCTATAGGTTTAATCCTCCCCAGTATCTAATTGATAGGGGCATAACTGAGAGAGTAGAATTAGGTGATGACACTGCTTATGTAAGAAAACAAGCAAACGTCTTAAATAAACAATTAGATGAGGAACGTAAAAAATTAGCTGATCTGAGTGAGGTGCGACAAAACAGCACAGTCAATGATTTAGTTGTTGCATATAAAAAGTCTAATGATTTCAATATGTTAAGAGAAACATCTAAGGCAGAATACACCTACTTGTTAGGTGTCTTATGTAAACAATTAGGAAACAAGAAGATGGGGAGCTTGACTAGTAAGGAAGCTAAGAGGTCTTATGAAGAGTGGGTGTCAAGAGGAATTTCATTCGCTAATCACATTTGTTCGTGTGCATCTAAAGTTTTTAATTATGCAATAGATATGGAGTACACTACCTTTAATCCCTTTAGGACAGTGAAGAGGAAGATACCACCCAAGAGGAAAGTGGTATGGACAAGGGAAAATGTTATAGATTTTTTAGATTACTGCTACAGTAAATTTGAGTATAGGAACATTGGATTGATAGTGAATATGGCCTACGATTGGTGTCAGAGGATAGGTGACATGAGGTGCTTAGAGTGGGAGTCTATTGACTTAAATAAGCAGTTATTGTCTCTGGAACAGTCAAAACGTAGGGCGAGGGTGTTTTTACCAATATCCGATGAGTTAGCGAATATGCTTCGTCAACAGGCAAAAGACTTTGGCTTCCAGAGGTACGTTGCTCCTGCAATTAAGCCCTCAGGGGGCAAATTTAAGCCATACAATAGATTTTACTTATCTAGGCTAGGTAGAAAGATAATAAAAGAGGTGGGCTTACCCAGTGAGTTACAGTTAATGGATTTGAGGAGAACAGGGGTAACCGAGATGGTGGAATCAGGTGTAGATGTAACACAAATTATGTCTGTTACAGGACATGCAAGTGTGACATCTGTGCAACCATACATAAAAAATACATATAGAAGTGCAAATAATGCCTTGACACGCAGAAATGCCTACCTTAATACTTAAAAAAACATTGAAAGTGATACTATGATAAATGCCTTAAACAACATTATAAGTGACACAGACATATGTGATGGAGAAACAAAGAGAATGACTTGCCCTGTGTGTAAGTCCTACGGAAAAACTTTTACTATCACTAATAATGTGGGTAGACTAGTTTGGAATTGTTACAAGGCATCTTGTGAGGTGTCAGGGAGTAAGAGAGTTATATTAACAAGTGAGGATATTATGAGATCACTGAGGGGGGAGGACACAAAGAAGAAAGAAGACACTAAATTTGTGTTACCTGATTACGTGACAAGAGATTTAAATAAGTATGTTAAAGATTTCTTAAATAAATATAAGTTAGAGGATGTAGAAGTTTTGTATGACGTAAAAGAACATAGAATAGTTTTCCCTATTATTCACAACAATAAAATGGTGGATGCCACTGGAAGAAGTTTAGGAAAGAGACTACCTAAGTGGAAGAGATATGGAAAAAGTGACTTGCCTTATAGTTTTGGCTATGGTAAGGTCGCTGTGGTTGTTGAAGACTGTGTGAGTGCCTGTGTAGTAGGCAATGATGTATATGTTGGGGTCGCTGTGTTGGGTACATCACTATCTGAATCACACAAGAGGTATCTTGCACAGTTTTCAACAGTTGTGGTAGCACTAGACCCTGACGCACTACCTAAGACGCTATCATTTAGTAAAGAATTAAGGAGTTATGTAAGAGAAGTAAAAGTATTAAAATTAATTGATGACTTGAAGTATAGAAACCCTACCGACATTGAAAATTTAACAACACTAGGAGACAACACATGCAATTAACATTAGTAAGAAGTTTAATGGACAAGGCATTCTATGATGAGCATAGGGGTGCTAGGTGTCCAGATAGATTATTTAGTAAAGATGTACGAAAGATAAAACAATCTATTGATCGTGCTATGGAGAGGTACGAGAGGACTGTGACACCTGACGAGATTGAGGCACTGTTCATAGCCAACAATCCCACGCTGACTACTGCACAGAAGGATGCGTACATTAGTTTATTTAAACAAATAAAGAGTGAGACACCTATGGGCAACGATGTGGCACAGGAAGTGCTATCTAAGTTGTTTCAGCAAGTGGTGGGTGAGGATGTAGCTAACTTAGGATTTGAATATGTGAATGGCAATCAGACTAGCCTAGAGCCACTGAGGAATATATTGGAGAATTACGGAGATGACTTTACTCCCAATCTAAATGTGGAGTGGGATGACATTGACATAGACACACTGCTATCCAAGAACGACATGGAAGCTCGTTGGTCATTCAACATACCCACACTGACTCGTGTTATTGAGGGAGTGAACGAGGGTCACTTGATTGAGGTGGGTGCTAGGCCGAACACTGGTAAGACTAGCTTTCACGCAAGCATGATAGCAGGAACAAATGGATTTGCTAGGCAGGGTGCTAAGTGTGTCATTCTGTGTAATGAGGAGGGTAGCCA